AGAGATGGACGGCACGGAAGTTACCGTTTGCATTGAGCAGGAGCCGGGTTCCGCGGGCAAGAGTCTCATCGACCATTACTCGCGAAACGTGCTCCCAGAATTCAAAGTCGTCCCCATTCCGACTGGTGGACTCAAGAAGATTATTCGTTGGCAGCCATTCATCGCGGCCACTGAGTTCGGGCGTGTCTCTATCGTGCGCGCGCCGTGGAACGAGTCATTCCTAGAGGAATATGACGAGGCACCATCGGCGGCGCATGATGACCAACTCGATACCGCGGCCATGGGTTATAACCACCTTTACCAAGTCAACCCATCAAAGGTTGCGTGGGCACAAGGAAGCATGGATGATAGTGGATATCCAGCCGCATATGACGTCCCAGGGGTCCAGGTGGACGCAGCACAAAGAGGTGGTTCCAACCTCATAACCGGGTTGACCTGGTAGGAGTACAAATGAGAACGATGTCAATTCTTCCGCAACGTTCGGGTGGTCTACTAAGCCAACTCTTTGGGCGTATGTTTGGTGGGCGGCGCAATGTCTTCGATGCGCTTGGTTATGAGCCAAACGTCGACTACCATCTCATGCTGGCCAAATATAAGCGTCAGGGTGTTTTCTCGCGCGTTATTAATACCTACCCGGATAATGTTTGGTCCAGAGCGCCGAAAATCGTCGGAAATCCCGCAATGGACCTCGCAATTAATGGCGAGATCGCGAGCAACGGGACGGTCATTAAGCCCGGTTATGCGCAGGACATCGACCTCTTCCACTATATGTGCCGTCTCGACAAGCTCGCAGGTATCGGCAAATACGCCGTGCTGATGCTGGGCTTCGACGATGTCAAAAGTCAGCAGGACCTGGCTAAACCCGTGCGCAAAGGTGCTGGGCGCAAGCTGATCTTCGTGCAGGCTTACGGCGAGGGTGACGCGACCATTACTGGGTGGAACCAAGACCCATCCAGTCCGGAATTCGGTATGCCTGAGCTTTACGAGATCAAGACTTGTCTCGTGAAAGAAATGAAGACAACGATCCAAGTGCATTCCAGCCGTCTTGTTCACGTCGCGGACAGCAACTTGGAATGTGAACTTTACGGAAGCCCAATCGGCGAACGCGTTTACAACGAATGCGACGACCTTATCAAAATCTCGGGTGGTGGAGCCGAAGCATGTTGGCTCGCAGCCTATAAGGGGTTGCAGCTCGATGTGGACAAGGAAATGCAGTTTACAACTGAAGACGCGGCAAACTTGAAGCGCGAGATTGCGGAATTCCAGCATGGGTTCAGCCGTGTACTTCGCACCCGTGGTGTCGCTGTTAAGGACATCGGCTCCGACAACGTCAATGTGCAGCCGATGTTCAATGTCATCGTCTCGGAGATTTCGACGGCGACTGGCATCCCACAGCGCATCTTTATCGGCTCGGAACAAGGCAAGTTGGCCTCAGAGCAGGACCGGCAAAACTGGGCGGTGCAGATTGACAACCGCCGTGACCTCTATGCGGAACCGCGCATTTTGCGTCCATTCATTCGTAAGGTTCAAGCCGCAGGTGCGCTACCCGAAGGCGCTTACGAATTCGAGTGGCCGGATGCGTTCGTACAGTCTCCATTAGAGCGCTCGCAGACATCTGCGCAGGTCGCCAGGTCCGCAACGAATATCGCCAATGCAATGGAGCGCGCACGCGGTATCATGTCTCCCGAGGAGGCCCGTACAGTTATATTTGCCCGTCGCAACTTCGGAGCCCAGTTTGGCAATGAGTCTTGGCCGCATGGTGGTGAGGTCGAGATTGTCTTCCCATCAGATCAGAAGTACGAGTTGGAGAAAGACAAAATCGAGGCCGGGAAAGAAGCTGCTGAGGCAGCAGCAGAAGCTGCAAAAGAGGCTGGTCAAGAGCAAGACGTTGGTAATGACGACGAGCAAAACCAACAGAACTAACATAGGTTTTTCTTGACTACAACAGAAATATCGAGTACCCAATAACCATGCACCTCCTTCGTGGCCTATTAGATGGGAATGTCGAAACGGCCACGCTAAATGGTCGTGAGTACATCGTTGTTCCAGTTGTCGCGATGGTGGAAGGTGTTCGCCATGCGGTGAATGCGGCTTCCCCGGAATTGGTGCCCGTTTCCGCATTTGGCCGGGTGCCGGCTAGTTGGAATGGCCGCCCAGTTGTCGTCGACCACCCATCTGATAGCAGCGGCAATGCCGTATCTGCTTCCTCGCCAGCCGTGCTGTCGTCGGATTATCTTGGCCTGATCATGAATTCACGCATTGATGGATCGAAGCTGCGCGTCGAGGCGTGGATCGACACCACGGGTGCTGCCAGTTCCGACCAAGTGACGAAGATGCTCACGCGGGTCGCCAATGAAGAGGTCATTGAGGTCTCCGTTGGCGCTTATGTCATCGTTCGCGCCGAGAAGGGCACCTTCGAAGGTGAGGACTACACCGCTGTTTGGGAACTCTGCATCCCCGACCATCTCGCGTTCCTGTCAACCGCGGAGGGTGCGTGTTCCATCGCTGATGGTTGCGGCACCTTTCGCACAGATGCGGCGCGGACGTTGGCGTTCTCGGTGAATGCTCGTTCAGCGCTTGCTGCGTTCAAGGAGAAGAACATGACCTGCAAGTGCGATGACCACGCCACAGCGACCACTGAAGAGCCCGTTGTGATTGAAGCAGTACCGGCCACGGCCGAGGATGCTGTCGCCACGGTGCAGCTGGCAAGTCACGAAGGTCTCGTTGAGCGCATTTGCCTGGCCAACGGCCTGCATGCTGCTGATGTGCGCGCGCTACTCGCGAACGCGATCGGCAAGTGGGAAGGTTATCACTACCTAATCTCTTTCAATGACGACTATGTCGTTTACGAGGGTTACTCAGGTGACGGTATCTACTGCTTCCACAAGCGCAATTACACCATTTCCACAGACAACACCGTCACTTTTGCTGACGATGTCGTAGAGGTCATCCCGATGACCAGTTTCGTCGAAGTGCCGAGCGCGACGCAGTTAAGCGCCGCATCGGGCGATAATGAACAGAAAGGAAATTCTGACGTGACAGTTGAAAACGTCGTGACGGTCGCCCGTGATGCGAGCGTCGAAGCAGCGCTCCAGGCGTTCGAAGGCACCACCTTCGGCACCCGCGTGGCGTCTGCGTTCGCTGTCGAGGAAGGCATTCGCACCGATCTGGTGACGAAAATCCTCGCGGCGCCGGGCAACACCATGACCGAGGCGGGTCTCAAGGCGCTCAGCACCGACACGCTGCGCGGTTTTGTGGCCTTGGCTGCGGCCAAAACTCCCGAGCCTGCCAAGGTGGTCGAGACCACCACGCTCGCGGCACAGCACGGTCGTTCGGGCGGCACTGGTGACACGGGCAGCAACAAGGCTCCGGATGCACCGCAGGTGTTCACCCCGGAATACCTGGAAGCACACCGCAATCGCCGCGTCGGCTAATAGCTGGCGCCTGCGAATGGTCAATAAGGGTTAGCAGAAGGAGCAATGGCAAACCGCACGATTATCGCCAAGGGCAAGGGCATCCGCATGGAACGCCTGGCTGGCGCTGCCGTGACCCCTGGTCACCTCGTCATGCTGAACTCCAGCGACAAACTGGTTGTTCACGCGACGGCACGGCAGAAAACGCCCCCAATCTTCGCCATCGAGGCCGAGTATGTCGGCTATGACCTCGATACCGCCTATGCGTTGGATAACCTCTTGCTTGGGGAATATTGCAGGCCGGGCATGGAAGTCTACGCACTCTTCGGCATCGCCTCCCACACCATCGCGATCGGTGAACTGCTGGAGTCGGCTGGTGACGGCACGCTGCGCGAACTGACGGCTCTGACCGACAGCTCGGGCGGCACGGCCAACACCACCGTCCAGGCCATTGGTGGCTCCTACACGCAGGCTGAAGTCGCCAATAACTTCGCCGACGTGGCATTGGCCATCAACGTCAACCGTTCCAATGCCATCGCGATGGCGCTGGAAGCTGTTGGCACGATCGCTGCGGCGACGCGCTACCGGGTCTTGATCCTCTAACCGAGGGCTACCCTCGCCTATTGTTGCAATAAGGGTCCCTTTTGGAGGACATGGAGAACGAAAACACACCCGCAGAAGTCGAGCTGATCAGTGCCGGTGGTGCTGCCAGTTCCGCCGCTGCCGCGAACTTCGCTCAGCGCTTCCTGGCGTCGAACGGCGACATCAATGCGTTCCGCACCTGCTCGGTGCTTCGTGAGGACGATTGGCGCGAGTTCGATAACGTGGTGACCACGGTCGCCCGCGATCGGTTCAGCGTCGTGACCGACCTCATGTCACGCGGTCTGACGCGTCCGCTCAGCAACCCACTCGCGGTTACCCAGCTCAGCTGGGACCGTGTGTCGGAGATGAACGACGCGCAGGTCGACATGACGGTGGAGGCGCCGGACACCAAGGACCGCGTGCTGTTCGCGCAGGACAGCATGCCCTTGCCGCTCATCCACAAGGGTTTCAGCCTGAACCTGCGGACGCTGCTCGCCAGCCGTCGTCAGGGCACGGGCGTCGATACCCTCCAGGTGGAACGTGCTACGCGTAAGGTGGTGGAGAAGATCGAGAGCCTGTTCATCGGCTCCTCGACTTACGCCACTGGCCTGGCCGGCTCGATCTACGGCCTGACGACGCATCCGCAGCGCAACACCGACTTGGTCACCGCCTCTTGGGCGACGGCTACTGCCGCGCAGATCATCACCGACGTTCTCAAGATGATCCAAGCGCTGGAAGCCGACAACATGTACGGGCCTTATGGTCTGTATGTGCCGAAAGCGGCGCTCCAGAACATGCGGCACGACTACGGCACGGCCGGCGACATCCGCACGATTCTCCAGCGCGTCCTGGAAATCCCGGAGATTGCCTACGTCAAGAGCAACATGTTCCTGACCACGACCAACGTGGTGATGGTGCAGCTCACTCGCGACGTGATCGATGTCATCGACGGCTTCCAGCCGCGCCTGATCGAGTGGCAGACGATGGGCGACATGGTCACGGAATACCGTGTCATGGCCATGATCCTGCCGCGTATCAAGCGGGACTACGAGAACCAGTCCGGCATCGCGCACTTCTCGTAAGTGCCAAGGGTGGTCTGTACTCTAGCGGGCCACCCGCCACCACTTCCGACCAACATAGAGGAAACCCACATGCCTCCGAGAAATACCACTGCGGCGCCCGAAGCTGAAAAGCCCGTTGAGAAGCCCGCCGAACCCGCCACCGAGACCGTTCAAGCCGACCCGACCACTTCAGTGGCTGAGCCGGTTGCCGAGCCCGTGGCCAAGGTCGAGCTGACGCCCGATGCCAATGCCGGCAAAGTCCGCGCGAAGGTCATCAGCGGCAAGTTCGGCGGTATCAAGCCGACCGATGCCAACCCATTCGTCTATGTGACGCGCGATCAGCTGAAGAACTTCCGCAACGTCCTCGTTGAGGAGTCCGCCTCCGAGTCGGAGCTGAAGCTTCGCACTGCCGCGCAGTAATACTCCCGCGCCCGGCTATTGCACCGGGGTGTCACTGTGGAAGGCAAGGAGGTTGAGTTATGGCCGTCGTACTGTCTGAACTCAAGCAGCTCCTGGGAACGCCGGACGCAAGTGACGCCTCGGTGCAGCTGTTTGCCACGCAGGGTGAAGTTGTCGTCGCCCAGTTACTTGCCGACAGCGATCTCACCGACCCTGTCAAAGCGCTGATTGAGCTATATCTGGCTGCACACTTCGCAGTCCTCGCCACAGAGCTTGGCGGCCTCAAGGTCAAGAAGACCGGACAGAGCGAAGAGCACTACCGTGCCACCGCTGCCGACAAAGTCGGGTACCTCTCCACACGCTTTGGTCAGCAGGCCTGCGCTTTCGATACGACCGGCACCCTCACTGCCGTGTCGCAGCAGTGGAACAGCCGCGCCATCATCGAGACTGTGCGCCGCGACGACTGCGAGTAAGCCATGAGTGTATGGTCATTCCAGCCGATCCCTTCGGGCTCAACAGGTGCTAACCTCTACACCATAGCCGTGGATAACGGTGCGTTTACGCTGTCTGGTCAGGCAGTCGGTCTCAAACGTGCCCTACGGCTCAATGCTGCGGTCGGGTCATTCACCCTATCGGGCCAAGCCGTCAATTTTCCTCGCGCGCTCAAGCTGCTCGCTACGAATGGTGCGTTTGTTCTATCCGGACAAGTCGCCGCGCTGAAACGCGCGATTATCCTACCGGTTGCCCAAGGCGCGTTCACGCTGACTGGCCAAGCCGTCACAGTGACGCAGGGCCGTGGCGTGGCCGCAGACGTTGGCGCGCTCGTACTATCCGGTCAGGCGATCGGCTTCGTGCGTGCGCTCCGTCTATCGGCTGCGCATGGCGTGTTTGCGCTGGCCGGGCAGAATGCTGGGTTTATTAGTGGTGTCGGTCTCACAGCTGATGCTGGGGCATTCGCACTCGCGGGACAGACTGTTGCGTTCTCTCGTGGTTACAGCATTAGCGCCGGTGTCGGTTCCTTCGCGCTTCATGGGCAAGTCGCTTCGATCGTTGCCAGTGTTGCAACTGTTATTGGCGCTGGTCTGCGCTTCTATACACAGCGCGCCACCTATTGGCCGCGCAGTGCGGATGACGGTTTCGGCGGTTGGACTTATGGTTCCCCGGTTCGCTACGCTGTGCGCTGGGAAGAATGGGTGGAGGAGCGTTTTGACGATAAGGGTGACCCATTCATCTCCCGCGCAATCGTCTGGCTGCCCGAAGTTGTCCTCACTGGGGGCTATCTCTATTTGGGTCAGATCGTCGCTGCCGACCCCACCATTTTGGATGAAGCCTTCGTGATCCGGCAAGTGGTCAATACGCCGTCCATTCGAGGCGATGCCAAGGAAATTCGGGCTTTTCTCTAATGGCGCGCAAAACTGTACGCCGGCCATTTCGCGCAACTGTCGGCCCCGTCCATGCCGGGGTCTTCAAGTTGTTCAATCGCGTCCTTGGTGGAAGCTATGAGCCGCGCACGCCGCAGGCTTATGTGTATGAAAGCATCCGCGCCTCTTACGACATCGAGAAGGATGGCATCCAGCAGCTGATGGCGCAGGTCAACAAGTTGGTTTCGCATATGGAGACGCAGACCGAGTTCGTCGTCTATGAGGCTTTGCGACCGACTTTTGAACTGTCCCAAAGCTATGTGCCCGTGGACACGGGCGACCTCAAACGATCCGGTGTGCTGGAGATGCGCGTTCGCGGCAAGCGCAAGGAGCACGTTTGTGAGATAGGCTATGGGCGATCTGGGCAGCCATTTTACACCGTTTTCGTCCACGAGAATATGGAAATGGGTCATCTGGCGCCGACTTCGGCCAAGTTCCTCGCGCGTGCGCTCATGGAAGATATGGCCAATATTGAACGTCGCGTGATCGAGTTCTCAAAGATCATCATGGGAAGAGCATAATGGCCGCACCAAGTAAAGGGATCGCAGACCTCCTGGTTGCTGCAAATGTTGGTGACTTCGCCGCAGATACAGACTGGGCAATCCGGATCGGGCGCGCGAAAGACAAACCAGATCGTGGCGTCACAATCTATGACGGACCAGGGCAGCCGCCAGAACCTGGCCTCGACATCAACAGGCCCAGCGTGCAGATCAGCGTGCGTGGTGGTCAGAATGATTACGAGGCGGCCTACACCAAGTGCGAGGCAATCCGTGACGCTCTGTTAGGCCTTCCGACACAAACAATTAACGGCGATCTATGG